TTCAGGTTTATAAAGTGATAAGCGTGGCATAGTACTATATTTAGCGCACCATAAACAGGTAAATAATTGTATGACTGATTCAGAAAAAACCCGACAAGACATAATTACCTACATCCGTACCTTATTAGGCGACGGTATGATAGATATTGAGTTAGATCCTATACATTACAACACCGCAATAGATCGTGCTCTAGCCAAATATCGTCAGAGAAGTGCTAATGCTGTAGAAGAAAGTTTTAATTATCTAACCCTAGAAACAGATAAAAACGAATATATTTTACCCAAAGAAATAATGCATGTTAGAGAAGTATTTAGACGAAGCATAGGGTCTAGAACAGGCGGCGGGGACGGTGGCACGTTATTTGAACCGTTTAACCTAGCTTATTCTAACACCTATTTGCTGTCAACAAGTAACCTAGGTGGGTTAGCAACATATTTTATGTTTGCTAGTTATCAGAAAGAAGTAGGTAAAATGTTTGGTAGTTTTATCACTTTTGACTTTAATCCTACTACAAAAAAATTAAGAATCAGTCAGCGCCCCAGAGGACAGGAAAGCGTTTTAATTTGGGCCTACAATTATCGCCCAGATTTTAATTTATTTGAAGATACATACGCAGGAATATGGTTAAAAGATTATGCACTTGCACAATGTAAAATAATGTTAGGTGAAGCTCGCGAAAAGTTTCAAACTATTGCTAGCCCACAGGGTGGAACATCATTAAACGGTACAGCACTCAAATCAGAAGGTGTTGCACAAATAGAAAAATTAGAACTGGAATTAATTAACAATTACGACAACCAACAACCATTGACATTTGTTCGCGGGTAAATTAAAATATAATTTCACCGGGGGATATTATGATTATAGGCTTTGTAGGTTTTATTGGATCAGGCAAAGATACAGCCGCAGATTATTTGGTAAATTTTCACGGATTTCGTAGAGATTCATTCGCTAACACACTTAAAGACGCGGTCGCCGCCGTTTTTTGGTTGGGATCGTATCATGCTAGAAGGCCGTACTAAAGAAGCCCGCGAATGGCGAGAGCAAGTAGATCCGTGGTGGGCAGAACGCTTAAACATGCCAACACTAACTCCACGTTGGGTCTTGCAATATTGGGGGACAGAAGTATGCCGTGGGGGATTTCACGATGACATATGGATTGCCAGTTTAGAAAATAAGCTAAGGAATTCAAAAGATAACATTGTTATTAGTGATGTACGTTTTCCAAACGAAATTAAAGCAATTCATAATGCAGGCGGAAAAGTAATACGTATCAAGCGCGGCCCAGAACCTGAGTGGTACGAAGATGCTGTTAATGCTAATAAGGGTGACAAGTTTATGGGTTGGGCGATTGGTAGAAAACGGTTAGAAACTTTAAAAATTCACGCAAGTGAAACTGCCTGGGTAGGCGGCAATATTGACGTTACTATTTGCAATGATACAACAATTGACGATCTATTTACATCTATTAAAAATCAGGTATCAAATCCCCTTGCTTCCAGGGAAGGCCTAGCACAAGAAGTAGCCGTTGGCAATTGGCACAAACTGATTTAAGATTTGCAGGACGGCAATTATTTAAATTTCCGTCAACATGATAGACATTAAACTGTTCCAGATATTTGCTTGTATAACCGCATTTATCGCATTTACTTTTTAATTTATACCCAGCCACAGCCCATCTAGGTCGGCCATCTTCTAGGCCTCTGGCACAATGGTCGCATTTGGACCTATAGTAGGTCCTTCCCTCTTTGACATAATTTATTGCCACTGGTTTTTTATTACAGACTTTACATAGTTTTCGCATAACCGTGCCCTTTTTGTGCCCTTTTATAATGATATTTACCTGGTAAATTTTTTAAAGATACACTAAATACTTCAAAGAAATCCATTAAGGAGAGTTAACAATGGCAACATTACAATCACCAGGTACACAAGTTACTGTTATAGACGAAAGTTTTTACACACCAGCAATACCCGGAACCGTACCAATGATATTTGTGGCAACTGCCGCAAACAAAACTAATGCCTCAAAAACAGGCTCAGCCGCTGCCACATTAGCAGGCAACGCAGGAAACGTTTACACAGTTACAAGTCAACGTGATTTAACTGATTTGTTTGGAACACCTAAATTTTATACAGACATAAGTGGAAATCCAATCCACGGTGGCGAATTAAATGAATACGGTTTGCAGGCAGCTTATAGTTTATTAGGCGTAAGTTCAAAAGCCTATGTTGTTAGAGCAGATGTGGATCTTAGCCAACTTGAAGCACAAACAAGTGCTCCAACTGGTTTACCGAATAGCGGACAGCACTGGTTAGACACAAGTTCTAGTTCATTCGGTATCAGTGAGTGGGATGCTACTAATAAAGTGTTTGTTAACAAAACTCCTATCATCATTAACGATGACAATGCTAGCACAGATGCAGATATGGATATGAAGCCAAAAGCAAATATTGGCACGAAAGGATCTTATGCTATTGTTGCTACAATGGACAATATGAATGCCATCTACTATAAAAACAGCAACAACAATTGGGTTCTAGTAGGTAGTAATTACGGAAATGATCTAAGAACTACATTTAGTTCAAGCACATTTGCAAGCACAGTGTGGCAAACGAGTTTTCCTGTTGCTGTTAGTAGCGGATTTGGTAATGTAATTAATGGACAAACTTTTAGCATTAACGGTCAACAAGTTACAATTGGCAGCACTTCAACATCAGCAGTAGCCAGTACAATTAACAACACAGTTGGTAATTTAGGAGTTGGTGCCAAAGTTGGATCTACAGGAAAATTAGAATTGTATGCAGATATTAACGCTACTTTTTCTGGATCGAATGGTGTTATTAATGTTTTAGGTAATGCAGTTGGATCGCTCGGTCTAACCACTGGAACTTATTCTGCATTAGCATTAAGTATTCAACCTCATTATCAGTTCCCACAATATGCTGCCAATAAAAACCCATCTGGTTCTGTATATATTAAAACAACAACAGCTAGCCAAGGTGCTAAGTGGACAGTAAAATATTACAATGGTTCTACCGCGGCCTGGGTAACATTGGCTGCTCCCATATATCCAAGTCGAGCCGATGCAATCAAATCTTTAGATGTTGCGGGTGGTAAAAATATCGCCGCAGGTTCCTTGTTTGTTGAAAGCAATTACGATCATGGAGATGGAAATACAACAGCTACTTCTAAATTAGCAACTTTTAAAATTTATCGTCGAGCAGGAACAAGCCCTACTACTGTAACAGGTAATGTAAATGTTACAACATTTACTGTTACTAGCGGTACAAACTTTACAATTGCAGAAACTACCGCAGGTTCTAGCACAATTTCAAGTGCTTATAATATTATTGTTTCTACATCTGCTGGAACTGTTAATGGCGCTGACGTAGTAACAGCTATCAGTGCATCTGGTCTAACAAACGTCAGTGCAAAATTAAATACAAACGGAACATTAAGCATCAGTCATGCACTAGGCGGAAACATATATCTAACCGATGGTAGCGGAAACAGTGCGGTTTTAGCAACACTGGGTTTTAGTGCTTATGATCTAGTAAATCAAACAGGAACAGCAAATTTATTTGCTGCCGGTGATTATGATTCATTTACCTTTGTAGGCTCAAACTGGAAACCTTTAAGTTATCAATCTAAATCAAGTGCCCCATATCAAGATCCAGCAGATGGCACATTATGGTATAGTGCGGCAACACATGATGTAGATATCCTAATACATAATGGGTCGACATGGGTAGGATATGCTCATGTCTATCCTAATGCTGATTCAAATGGTCCTATTCTAAGTGCCACACAACCAACACAACAGATAGGCGGTCATGGCGGTGTTTATGATTTAGTTGACGGTGATATCTGGATTGACACTTCTAATAGTGACGAATATGGTAAAAATGTGTATGTTTACAATGGCTCAACCTTAAAATGGATTAAACAAGATGTAACAGATCAAGTAACCCCTGCAGGTTGGTTATTTGCAGATGCACGTTGGTCTGACAACGGAGTTGACGGTCCAAACTATGTCACTCCAATTACTGACTTGTTAGTCAGCGATTATTTAGATCCTGATGCTCCTGATCCAGCACTATATCCACAAGGCATGCACTTATGGAATACACGTCGTTCGGGTTTCAATGTAAAACAATATATGGTAAATTATATCGATGTAAATGAAAACGACGGATACAATAAGAGATATATTAACGACCCGATGAACGGCAGTGGTGATACAACGCCTTACAATCCAAATCGTTGGGTGAATGTAAGTCCAAACAATGCTGATGGCAGTGGATCATTTGGTCGCCACGCTCAAAGATCTCATGTAGTATCAAAATTAAAAGCACTAGTAGATACAAATGATCAAATCAGAGACACTGATACATTAATATTCAATTTAATTGCATGTCCTGGTTATCCAGAACTAATTTTCAATATGGTAGAATTCAACCAAAGTCGTAGTTATACTGCATTTGTAGTCGGTGACACCCCATTCCGTTTACAGCCTACCGGAACAGAACTTTCTAACTGGGGTAACAATTCCAATAAAGCATTAGACAACGGTGATGATGGTGCAGTGACATATGATGACTATATGGCCATGTTCTATCCAAGTGGTTATACAAATGACAACAGTGGAAATTACATTGTTGTTCCTCCAAGCCACATGATGTTACGTACTATTGCTATTAGTGATCAAACCAGCTATCAATGGTTTGCACCTAGCGGCATTAAACGCGGTAATGTAACTAATGCTACCAGTGTAGGTTATATCGACATGGGAGAATTTAAATCTACTGCTTTACCAAGCAGTATCAGAGATGTAATGTCTACTGTTAAGATTAATCCTCTTGCTACATTAAACGGAGTTGGTATTGTTAACTTTGGAAATTATACAAGATCTTCTGGAACAAGTAGTATGGATAGAATTAACGTTGCTAGGCTTGTTGCCTATCTACGCAGACAGTTAGATGTGTTAAGTCGTCCATTCTTATTTGAACCAAACGATAGAACAACACGAAATGAAATTAAAAATGCAATAGAAAGCCTAATGTTAGAACTAGTAGGACAACGTGCCCTATACGACTTTATTGTGGTATGTGATGATACTAATAATACCAAATCACGTATTGACCGCAGTGAATTATGGGTAGACGTAGCTATTGAACCAGTTAAGGCGGTGGAATTTATCTACATTCCATTACGCTTGAAAAATACTGGGGACATTAAAGCTGGTCTATAATTAAGGTAAATAATAAAGAATAAGGAGCAGTTAAATGGCTATATCTAGTTTAAGTAAATTCACAGTTCCCTTAGCAGGTGGACAGAGCGCAACATCTCAAGGCCTGCTAATGCCTAAATTGAAGTATCGCTTTAGAGTGACATTAGAGGGTTTCGGGGTTACTAAGCCTACAACAGAATTAACCAAGCAAGTGATGTCATGTACACGCCCTGGAGTTAGTTTTGAAAACGTTGAACTATCAGTTTACAACAGTAAAATTAATTATGCTGGCCGTTATACATGGACTGAGGTACAGATTGTTTTACGCGATGATGTTACAGGCATTGTTAGTAAAATAGTAGGAGAACAAATTCAGAAACAATTTGACTTCTTTGAGCAAGCCAGCGCCGCAAGCGGTATGGATTATAAGTTTGTTACTAAAATTGAAATTTTAGATGGTGGTAACGGCGCTTTAGAACCAAATGTATTAGAAGTTTTTGAGCTAAATGGTTGTTATCTACAAAATACAGTATATCAAGGCGCTGACTATAAAGACAGCAATCCGTTCGATATTACATTAACAGTGAAATATGATAACGCTATCCAAGCAGATGCAACTGGTCAGCCAGTTGGTATTGGCGGACTTGTTGGTCGTACATTACGTACATTAGCTACAGGTTAATATTATTGAAAATAAAAAGGCCCTTAGGGGCCTTTTTTTATAGGATAAATATCTATATGGCTGATTTACTATCTAATTTTATGGACAGCGTATTTGGTTCCGATGGCTACCTTCGGAATGCACAACACGCTACACGATTATACAGGAATGACAATTTTTACGATTACGCCCCAAAAGCGGGATGGATGTATTATGTTGTTCTTAAAATAAACAGCGATGTTGACGATTACCTAAAACAATCTGCTCAAGCGTGGTCAAACAGATACCGTCCATTTATAGGTATTTTAGCCAAAATGGTGGATAGACCAAAATTTACTGTTTCAAATGAAGTACTTAATCAATACAATAGAAAAACAGTCGTTCAAACAAAATTAAATTACAGTCCTATTTCAATAGTGTGGCATGATGATATGGGTAATGCAACTTCTGATTTATGGAATGCTTATTATCAGTATTATTATGCAGATGGAAGATACAAAGGAAATTTTAATCGGTTTTCAGGATCATCAAAAGATCCTGCATTTTATGATACAAAATTTGGAGATACTTTAAATCGTTACGGATTTAATACTTCACACGAGTATAGATTTATTGATCAGATAGAAATATATCAATTAAACAGGCAAAAATATTATTGTACCACATTAGTTAATCCTATCATCACCGCTTGGGAAGGAAGCCAGCTTGATCAAAATCAAGGAAATAAAATGTCAGAAAATAAAATGACAATTGCCTACGAAGCTGTGAACTATTATAGTGGCAAAATTAAAAATAGTAAGATGAATCTTACAGATAATCATTATGATACAACCCCAAGTCCGTTAGCAGTAGGTGGCGGTGCGGGATTATTCGGAGCAATAGCAGGGGCCAGTGATCTATTTGATCAGGTAAGTAGTTTAGATGAAAACTCTGGTCCTTTAGACTATTTAAAAGCAGGAATTTCTGCCGCTAATCTGGCTAAAAATGTTAATAAACTTACCGCCGCTGGTATCAAAGCAGAAGGATATAGCATACTTGCAGGAGGGTTATCTGCCGCGGCTACTAATAATCCAAGAGATATCGGTTCAGCGATAAGTAACATTGGAAGCGGAATTGTAAATTCAGTTAACCCCGGTGTAGTTAATATATTTAGAGATCCTAGCAATCCTAGTGTAACTAATCAAATAAGTTCGGCTCCGTCTAAATTAAATTAAAATAAAACATAATGGCAAATAAAACTTTTTATAATAACCTTCCGCAATCGGGGTTGGAAACCAGTGTATCTACTACCCTTAAATTTTTTGATCAATTTTATCAGGTTCCTATAGAAATTGACGGCAATAGTTTAGTGGCCGTCAAAGGTTTTTTTCAAAGTAAAGGTTTTGGTGACAGTGCATCAGAAACTATTGCTGTAACTATTTTGTCTCAGGCCAAGAGAGATAAAGTAAATGAATTTAAAATTTTAGACACACTTATTGGATTAGACCAATTACAGCTCAGCGCCTTGGTAGGCGAAATTTTAAACTATAATAGATTTAAAACCAGCAGCCTAGGGTTAACAACTGGTGCTATTCCTGCAAATGAAATCCAAAGAAATATCATAGCATGAGCTTAAAATTCAGTCAAGGCATATACCAAGTTAAAAACACAGAAAAATATATCGGAACTAGTAATCCTAGATATAGAAGCGGTTGGGAACTAACCTTTATGATGTTTTGTGATAATAATCCTAGTGTACATCAATGGGCAAGCGAAAGCATAAAAATTCCTTACAAAGATCCACTTACCGGAAAGAACACAATATACGTTCCAGATTTTTTAATTGTTTACTTAGATAGACACCAAAAAAAACATGCTGAAGTGATAGAAATTAAACCAGCTAATCAGACGCTTAGAGAACGTGTAGGTAAAAATCCCTATAATCAAGCACAGTATGTTAAAAATATGGCTAAATGGTCGGCAGCAAATGCATGGTGCCATCAGCACGGTGTAAAATTTAGGGTTATAAACGAACAAGATATGTACCATACCGGTAAAAATAAAAATAAGTAATGTTATGACAAAAAAACTCGAAGAACTTTTAAATATAACTCAAAAGGACGAAATAGTAGAAACTCCAGCAACTACTCCTAATGTTCCGATAATTAGTCTAGAAGAGAAACTAGAAGAATTTGACAAAATTGCCGCCGCACTACCTCGTGTAAAAGGCCTAGGAGATATAGCTGATTCAGAATTAGATGCATTGGCTAAAAAAGCAGAAGATGCATATGATGATATAATGGATTTAGCCATGCAGGTTGAAGCACGATACAGTTCACGTATGTTTGAGGTCGCTACAAACATGTTAAATGCCGCTATTACTGCTAAAACTAATAAGATTGACAAGAAGTTGAAAATGGTAGATTTACAGCTTAAAAAACTAGCAATAGATAAAAAGAACGGCGATAAAGGCGACGAAGTTGAAGGAGAGGGTTACATACTTACCGATCGCAACAGCATATTAGCCAAGTTAAAAGATATGAAATCTTAATAAATAATTCATAGGGAACCATTATGAAACCGTTTAAAGAACACCTTCAAGAAAGTGTCAAGAAATATGATTTTCGTGTAAAAATTGCCGGCGATGTAGACGGCGCACACGAAACTGCTCTTGAATCACTTTTAAATAAGTTTAAAGTAGCAAACTTTAAAAAATCAGCAACAACTCCGGTACAGCAGTTTCCATTAGATTTTCCTAAGTTAAACAATGCACAAGTAAATATCTATGAAGTTACTTTAGACTATCCTACAACTACATTTGAGTTAACAGAATATCTTGCAAGTAATCTAAAAATAGCAAGAGAAAATTTAGTGGTAAGAAAACCTGGAGAACCATTAGAAGAATATCAAGAACCTAAAGAAAAGAGAGAAGGAGCATTGTTAAATGATCCGGATTACAAAGAATCTCCAAATGCTAAATTTGAAGATTACTATGGGGAAAAATACAACTCTACTTTCTTAAAAGAATTAAATGATGTTCTAAAATTACAAAGAAAAGAACGAGGGGAAGTTATTCCCTCAGATACTACGGTAAAATATAACACAGATTCTGCCGCTGGTACTAAGACTGTTTTAAAACAAGCAGAAGATCCAAGGAAATAATTATGCAAATGATCGACGTAATGAAGCGTTTAGCAGAACTAGATGCTGACAATCCAAATATAGTAAAAGAAGATGCAAACTTAGCTGAGTGCGGCCCAATGGGAATGATGGGTGGCATGGAGCCACATCGTCCACCAGCAAGTTTTAGTATTAATGCTACGGCTGCAGACGGCGATGAAGTTGCTGGAATGCTAAGTCAGATTATGAATTTAGCTGGCGTACATAAAGTTGACATTGGAGGGGAAGAACCAGTAATGGGTAATGAGCCAACCGGTGTCGAAGAACCACATCATGTGCCTAACGATAACGAAATCATGCGTAGTATGTTAGATACATTAAATGAACCAGAAGATGAAACTACAATGACAGCTCTACCCCCACCCGAAGCAGGTGCTGATACCGGAGGAGATCTAGATAATTTAGATGGCGGCGACCTAGGTGGCAATATGGGCGGTATGCCAGGTGACGATATAGGAGACATGGGCGGAGAACCTGCTGATTTAGGAGACATGGCTGACCAAGTTCGCAACATGGCTGACGAATTATCAGGAACAAGCAAAGATGAATTAGGTCTTGAAAGTTACGATAATACTCCGGCTGATCCTACTACTATTCCACCACACGATAGCAACAAGTTTGCATATAACTCTAATGCAACTAATGCAGGAAATCGTATGGATGGAAATATGCCTAGGGGTAATGCAACATTTGAAGATCAGCTATATGCTGAATATAAGAAATTTGTATCTGAAGCAAAAGCAAAATGCTGTTGCGAAGAAAAAAGCAAAGCAAAATGTCCAGTACATGGTAAATCAGTCAGTGAAGCTGAAGAAAAGACTATGAGCCGAGCGGCCAAAGGCATGATGAAGTATGGCAAAGAAGGCATGAAGGCTCTTGCTAAAGCCGGCAAGGATGGCAAAGACTTAGACAAAGTCCGCGACAAGTATAACAAGTACGACGAAAGTACAGGTGATTACTCTGCAAAAAAAGCAGCCGCAGGTAAAGATATCGGCAAGCCAGGTAAGAACTTTGCAAAAATTGAAAAATCAGCAGGAGGCGGCGAAAAAGGCAAACGTATCGCTGGTGCTGTATTAGCCAAGCTACGTGCTAAAGGATAATTAAATCTTAACCAAATAGCCCCTTCGGGGGCTATTTTTTTCTGTAAATAATGTTATGGGATCAAAAAATTTAGATGGCAAGCTGGTAAAAACAGCACACAGTACACAACGATTTACTGAAAAGGACATACAGGACCTTGCAGGATGTATGGACCAAGTTAACGGTCCTCACTTTTTCTTAAACAATTTCTTTCATATACAACATCCCACTAAAGGCAAATTATTATACCAACCATTCGAATATCAAAAAAGATTGGTTGAGAGTTATCATAATCATAGATTTAATGTAAACTTACTGCCGCGACAGACAGGTAAAACTACCACAGCCGCAGGATATCTTTTGTGGTTTGCCATGTTTATTCCAGATTCGACGATATTAATTGCCGCGCACAAATATACAGGTGCTCGAGAAATTATGAATCGTATTCGATATGCCTATGAACTATGCCCCGATCATATCCGATGCGGTGTTACAAGTTATAATAAAGAATCAATAGAATTTGACAACGGATCGCGTATTGTTGCTCAGACAACAACAGAAACAACAGGTCGCGGTATGTCACTATCACTACTATACGCTGACGAGTTTGCGTTCGTTCCGCCTAACATTGCCACCGAATTCTGGACTTCCATTTCGCCTACACTAGCAACTGGTGGTAAAGCAATTATAACTTCAACACCCAATTCAGACGAAGATCAGTTTGCAATGATTTGGATGGAAGCAAATAAAAAATTTGACGAATTTGGTAACGAGCAGCCAGTAGGTCGAAACGGATTTTTTCCATTCAAAGCGCATTGGTCAGAGCATCCTGACAGAGATCAAAAATGGGCCGATGAAGAAAGGGGAAGGATAGGAGAAGAAAGATTCCGTCGTGAACACGAATGTGAATTTTTAATTTTTGATGAAACCCTAATAAACAGTATTACTTTGGCAGATATGGAAGGTAGTGAACCAATTCATAAAATGGGTCAAGTTCGATGGTATGGAAAAATAAATCCTTCATGTACCTATATTGTGGCACATGATCCAAGTTTAGGAACTGGTGGGAATTATTCTGGTATAGAAGTTATAGAACTTCCTACTTTAAGACAAGTTGGAGAATGGCAAAATAATACAACTCCTATACAGCAACAGGTTAAAATACTAAGAGACATGTGTAAGTATATCGAAGAACAATGTATGAACGAAGGTTTTCCTGCCAGCATCTATTATTCTGTAGAAAATAACACAGTCGGAGAAGCCGCTCTGGTATCAATTAATGAAATGGGGGAAGAAAGTATACCTGGAATGTTTTTAAGTGAACCCATTAAAAAAGGGCATGTTCGTAGATTCCGCAGAGGTTTTAATACAACAAATCAGTCTAAAATTTCAGCATGTGCTAAACTTAAACAACTTATAGAACAGAAAAAATTAACTATTTTTAGCAAAAGTCTGATATCAGAATTAAAAACATTTGTAGCTCATGGTATTACATTTAAGGGTAAAAACGAAGAAAGTGACGACCTAGTAAGTGCTATGCTATTAGCTGTGCGTATGCTTATGATGTTAGGGGATTGGGACCCTATTGTATATAATAAAATGGTGGAAGATGCTCGTTTAGAAGATTATGATATGCCCATGCCAATCTACATAAGCAGTTTTTAATAAATAACACTATGAAGACAATCGAGATTATCAGCCAGGACGTTTTTGATAAAATTCGCAGCCGTTTCCAAAATTTAGAAATGGGCGACGAAAACGGTGGCGTAACTATGGATCCTAGACAGGCCAGGTTTTTTGACTTTGATTTTGTTATTGAAGATAAAAACTTAGGGCGTGTTAGCATTAGCATTAATGAGCTAGGAACCCTAAAACTTTTTTATAGCAAAAGCATTCTAGAAAGTGCTGATGATAATACACAGCATATATGGTATAAATTCCTGAAAGAAATGCGTAACTTTGCTATGCGTAGACTGTTGCGTTTTGATACTAGAGATATTACCAAGAGTAATCTTGATAAAAACGACTTTCAATATCTAGCTTCAAAAAGCTCAAAGGAAGAAAATATGAATATGAGTGAATCTATTAAATTTCAAGGCGGTAAAAAAACTAGTTATCGTGTACTAGAAAAAACCAAACTTATTGCTAAACATCACAACAACATCGAAGATGAGAGTTATGGTGCCAGAAGCAGACCAGGAAACATTAAAGCCTTGTACATTGAAAATGCAGAAGGTGAAAGATTTAAATATCCTTTCATACATGTTGCCGGTGCAAAAGCCATGCAACGTCACGTTGCTAATGGTGGTCGCCCGTATGATGACCTAGGCGGTGCAATCGTTAATATGAGCGAACAAATTGCTCAATTAACTGCATTTAGACGCCATGTTAGCAATCATGACGGAATGAATAAAGAAGTAAATGAAATTGCCGAACGTGCAGGAATGAAATTAGAATCGCTACGCAATCAGTTACATTCATTAAGCAAACAACATCACTACGAAGCGTGGTCTGAGTCGTTTCAGCCAACTGCTCATTCAACTATGGAAATGGATCAGGCTACAATGGAAGACTACAAAGCAAAGTTTACAGTTAGTAGTTTCAAAGAAGACCTAGCACAATATTTTCCACTGATACACAGCATCATGCAAGAAGCAGGAGAAATTAATCTTGAAGATGTAGTTAAAGAAGGTGACGAAGAAAAGTGTGAAGAGTGTGGTATGTGGGAAAGCAAATGTACCTGCGGTACCAGCGTAAAAGAAAATTATTTTACAAAATTTACAGAATGGGCAGATGCAATAGTAGAAGGTCGTGTTGAGCCAGACGCATTAATAGCTCTTAAAGAATTATTAGATCAAGGAATTACCGTAGGAGTTGACGGAACTGCCGGGATTGAAGCATTAGAAGGTATTGGTATTAGCGACGAAGAATTACAAAAATTAATCGAAGGTAAAGCAGCCATAGATCCAGATACCCCTCTTTCCGAACCAGTAGGAGAATGGTTAGTAAAAGAAGACCCAGAAGCCGCTCAAGAATTTGGATTAGTTGCTACATCGGAACCAACTGATGAGTCAATGAATGAAGCTCCTGAAGATAGGTCTAGTTACCAGGTTGCTCGTTATTTGTTTGATAAAGGTGCAAGATATGAGCCACACAACGAACAACATTTAATTAAAATGATCGGTGGTGCAATGATGAAATTAGGATACGATCATAAGACTATTCGTCGTCTCATGAACTATGACGAAGATTTTTTATCCGATACGCTAGGTGAATTACGACACATGGAACAAGCTGTAGATGAAGTAGGTATGTCTGAAGCAATTGCAAGCTCGCACGAAGTGGATCCTAAGAAAAATCCCGACGTACCCGCTTACCTTCGAAAACAAATGGGTGCAGACAAATTAAGCCGTGACGATGTAAAAAATTATTCTAATCGTCACAAATACGATTTTCACCAACGTGCTCATGGAGAGAAACATCCAGAAGATACAAGAGAAGATGAGAATGAAGATGCAATTATTCCAAAAGATTCTAAAATGGTACCAGAAGGTCCCGATATTAAAAAAATTGCCGAAATGGTTAAATCATTTTATAACAGAAATCATAAGGAACAAGGACTTGGCCCATTTCCAAAAGGTGAAGAAGGCGTTATAATACACATTAAAAAAGAACTAGGTGACGATGCGGGTAAGTTGGCCGAAAAGTTTGTAGCAAAACTTTCTGGAAAGGCTGATGAAGATATGCAACCGGGACCTAGTCCGTCTCCAATGATGTCAGACCCGCCCAATACGGCAGATTATGATAAAATGGATGAATTTATTGATATTATGAAACTTGCGGGTTTGGCAAAATAAACCATATTTCATACACCATTTAGGTTGCAGAGATAAATAAAAGTGCGTATAGTTAACTATATGCACTTTTTCTTTTTTAGTCAGTAGGCTTTAAAAGAATGGCACATAAAATTAAACATTAAGGAAAAATCATTATGGCAACTTTAGCAGAAATTCGCGCAAAACTTCAAGCATCATCACAACAACACACCGGCGGCGCAGGCGGTGGTGACAACGCAATTTACCCCCATTGGAATATCGCAGAAGGCACAAACGCAACTGTGCGTTTCTTACCTGACGCAGATCCTAACAACACTTTTTTCTGGATTGAACGTGCAATGATCAAATTGCCGTTTGCTGGAGTTAAGGGTGAAACAAATTCTAAACCTACACAAGTACAAGTTCCTTGTATGGAAATGTGGGGAGAAACTTGTCCAATTCTAACCGAGGTACGTCCTTGGTTCAAAGACAAGAGTTTGGAAGATATGGGTCGTAAGTACTGGAAAAAGAAGTCTTACCTTTTCCAAGGTTTTGTGGTTGACTCAAAACTACAAGAAGACAAAACTCCAGAAAACCCAATTCGTAGATTTATTATCGGTTCACAGATTTTTAACATTGTTAAAAATGCGTTAATGGACGCCGAAATTGAAGAATTACCAACAGACTATGTTCGTGGTTTAGATTTTAAAATCACTAAAACTTCAAAAGGTGGTTATGCTGACTATAGTACTTCTAACTGGGCACGACGTGAACGTGCTTTAAGCGAAGCAGAACAGGCTGCTATTAAGCAATATGGTTTGTTTGATCTTAAGAGCTTCCTTCCTAAGAAACCAGGTGAAGTTGAACTCAAGGTTATGAAAGAAATGTTTGAAGCGTCAGTAGACGGTGAAGCATTTGATATGGAACGTTGGGGGCAGTACTTCAAACCAGCAGGTATGGGCGGTAGCGGTTCTGCTACAGGTTCAAATACGCAAGCAACTCCAAAAGCAACTCCGGTACCTACTCCAACAGTAGATGAAGATGATGTCCCTTTTGAATCTGCGGCTCCAGCACCCGCTGAAAAAGTTGCTGAACCGTCCGATGCAGGCGGTGGTGCAAGTTCACGTGCTCAAGATATCTTGGCAATGATTCGTAACCGTCAAAAACAATAATTAGGAGATAGACATGGGAAAGGCCTTCGATATTTCGAAGTTCCGTAAGTCTATCACTAAAAGTATTGATGGCTTAGGAATTGGTTTTAATGATCCAACAGATTGGATCAGCACTGGCAACTATGCCCTAAACTATCTTATCTCGGGGGACTTCTTTAAGGGAGTCCCTTTAGGTAAGGTAACGGTATTTGCTGGTGAAAGTGGTGCAGGTAAATCGTATATTTGTTCAGGTAATATTATACGTCACGCACAAGAACAGGGCATTTATGTTATTCTTGTTGACAGTGAGAATGCCTTAGATGAGTCGTGGCTACACGCCTTAAGTGTAGATACAGGTGAAGATAAACTTTTAAAACTCAACATGGCAATGATTGATGATGTAGCAAAAACTATCTCAGAATTCATGAAAGAATATAAAACAATGCCCCAAGAAGAACGTCCAAAGGTATTATTTGTGATCGATTCATTGGGTATGTTGCTTACTCCAACTGACGTAAATCAGTTTGAAGCAGGTGAGATGAAAGGTGACATGGGTCGTAAGCCCAAAGCACTAACAAGTCTTGTTCGTAATTGTGTAAACATGTTCGGTAGTTACAATGTTGGTTTAGTTGCCACTAATCATACATACGCTAGTCAAGATATGTTTGACCCAGATGATAAGATTTCAGGCGGACAAGGATTTATCTACGCTAGCAGTATCGTAGTAGCTATGAAAAAACTCAAACTCAAAGAGGACGAGGATGGTAACAAGGTATCAGACGTGTTAGGTATCCGTTCAGCGTGTAAAATCATGAAAACACGGTACGCTAAACCCTTTGAGTCGGTACAAGTCAAGATTCCTTATACAACCGGTATGGCACCAACTTCTGGATTGGTTGACATGTTTGAGAAAATGGGTGTATTATCTAAAGTAGGGAATAAATTAGCATATACCAGTAAAGAAACTGGTGAGATTGTTGCAGAGTTTCGTAAGAATTGGAGTGAAGATAAACTCATGATGATTATGAAAGAATGGGATCATACATTTATTGCAACTACTACAACAATCGATACCGATGAAGAGGAATCATAATGGAAGAAACATTAATTATTGAAATTTGGGATACATTTCGAGAATATATACCTGAAAAAAATAAAGAAATGGCAGCAAATCAGTTTATCGATTTTTTATTAGGCAAAGATGTCAATACATCTGTAATTGAGGGGTTATCTGGATATGATCCTCACCTCGATGATGCAATTAAAACAGCAATTGCCGACGAAGACCTCGCTGATTTAGAGGATGACGAATATTTCGAGGAAGATGAGGACTATTAATGTCACAATGGTATGCTAAAGTCAGTAAAGATATTAATCATATACCAGCATGTATTGACTATTTTTACTCTGAACTTACTATTGCTCGTCAGGAAATTAAAATTTATGGTAATATAGAAAAAGCAAGTTCTATATTACCAGGAATTGTTGAACAACGGTTTAATCAGCTTCAAGAAATTGAAGCTGTGTTAGAATACCTCAATATTGAACTCAGAAGAATACGCAGTAAATCTTTTAAGAAATACTTAGAGAACTATCAAAGGGCCTTAAGTTCTCGAGATGTTGAAAAGTATGTCGACGGAGAAGCCGATGTTGTTGATATGGAAAAAATTATTAATGAATTTGCCCTACTTCGTAACCAATGGCTTGGAATTGTTAAAGGTCTCGACATAAAACAATGGCAATTATCTAATATCATTAAACTCAGAGTAGCAGGATTGGAAGACGCAAGTCTTTAAACAAAATATTATGTTTATAGAAGATTTAGTTCATCGAATGGCATGTGGGGGTCCATGGTTGTTCCTTCCGGGAATAAAAATGCTACCTCAAGACGAAAAAATTCTTGTAAGTTTTTCTGATCAGCTTACTAAAGGATTAGGGTTAACCGAAAAACAAGCGGTGTTGGCACAACGAATGATTAAAAAATACAGTTCTCAGCTAAATTCTCTTCTTAAAATCGATGTTGTTCCGTTTGCTGATAAACCTATGTTTAAATTTCCACTACGTAGTATTAATAAAAACAAAATTATTAAAATTATTATCGACGAAAACAACAAAAAGAGAATTGCTACATTTTTTCCTTACGACGAAGAATTAATTGCGTCTATTAGAAAATTTAAAAAAGAACTATCAGAAAACGCCCATCTGTTAAACAGAAATTTGTCTTACGAAAACCAACCTGCATGGAATGAAACAAATAAAGTTTGGACGTTTCCATTATGGGAAGAATGTTTAGAATGGATTTCTGTAAATTTAATACCGCTTGAGTTTACGGTCGAAGAAGAAGTTTCAAATTATATAAAAGATATACAAAATATTAAAAATTCCATAGAACAATATGTACCAATGGTCATGACTGAAGAGGGTAATTTTAAATTTAAAAATATTCATCATGGCGTTGTTCAACCAGATAATAACGATCTATTAAAAACACTGTTTTTAGCAAAGAAATACGGAATCACAACCTGGGACGAAAAAATTGAAGAGCTATTAAACAACGAGTCTATAAATCCTGTCACTAAAATGATTTTAAAATCGCCCTCTAGTAAAGGGTATATCCTCAAATCTGAAACACATGATTTAAATGATCTAGCTGACATAATTAATTACCATAATTTTTGTTTATTTTTAATTCCTGGCGGAAGCGAAATCATAAATCTAAAACATTGCTACAAATTTTTAAATGATATAGGTATTTCTAAAGAACAAATGTCGGTATTGTTTAGACTCGATAATGATACAGGCAAAGATTTCAACGAATTTGTAAAAATGTTTCAACTGAATAATCCATTAGATGAAAAAATTAAAATAGTTTTCTTAAGTGGAAAAATTCCTAAAACTTTAATTAGCTATAATAAACCAATTGATGTTATAATAAACTTAGGTGATGAATCAGCACATTACACACAGAAAAATTTAGTAAAAAATCATCATTGTGTGATTAATTATCGCATAAGGAAACAAATTGCCAACATGTAAAGTTATTATTCGAGATGAAGTTAATGTTAAGATTGAAAATTTAGATCTTGACACACGCAAAGCCTTGGTTAAAAAGTTCAAGTATGAAGATCCTACCGCAAGATATCGTCCTAGCTATAAATTAGGCCGTTGGGACGGGTCAATTCCATTTTTTGGACTTGGAGGAACAACTTATCTTTCCATGCTTGGACAAGTTTTAGAATATCTAGAACAAAAAAATTATTATATAGAAGTTGAAGATTTAAGAAATTCTACAAATCTTGAATTTTCTCAAATTTTTGAAGATTTTTGGGGGGATAAGACATGGCCTGCTGGTCATAGATTTGCCGGAGAAAAAATTAGACTTCGCGATGATCAAGTTGAGGTTATAAACAAGTTTTTAGAAAATCCACAATGCATACAAGAAATTGCCACAGGATTTGGTAAGACTATTACCACTGCAACTTTAGCAAAAATCTGTGAAAAATTTGGTCGAACAATATGTATTGTTCCTAATAAAAGTTTAGTTGAACAGACCGAAGAAGATTTTATTAATTGTGGATTAGATGTGGGAGTTTACTACGGTGACAGAAAAGATTTAAATAAAACACATACAATATGCACCTGGCAAAGTTTAAATATCTTAGATAAAAAATCCAAAAATTTTGGTGAAAATACCGAAATTTTAACTCTAACAGAATTTCTTGATGGAGTTGAAACTGTCATGGTCGATGAAGTTCATATGGCCAAAGCGGAAGTATTAAAAAACTTATTAACGCGAAATCTTGCTAATGCGCCGATCCGTTGGGGATTGACAGGAACCGTACCAAAACAGGATTTTGAGTTTCAAAGTTTGAAGGCAAGTTTGGGAGATGTTGTTCATAGAGTCAAAGCACACGAATTACAAGAAAAAGGTGTGTTAAGTAATTGTCACGTTAATATCGTACAAACAGCAGAATGGAAAGAATTTGGCAGTTACGCAGAAGAATTAAAATATCTTGTTACTGATACCACAAGAATGACACATGTCAGTAACATGATTCGCAATATTGCAAAATCAGGAAATACCTTGGTCTTGGTTAATAGAATTGACTCGGGTAAATTTATCATCGAACAAATACCAGAAGCGGTGTTTGTTTCAGGCAACGTAAA